AGAGCATACTTGAGCAAGCCTTCATCATTTACTTTAACAATATCAATAATAGCTAAAGCATTGGCTGGGTTGTCCACAAGGCTAAGTTCGCCAAGAACATATTTTTTAATAATATTAACAGGTTTACCACGAAACATTTTGTCAGCTGATTCTGATTTCTCAATTACCTTTCCGCCGATTGAAAATGAACGAAGAGTCCCATCAAGAACTTTTTGCCAGGTATCCTCGGCTCCTTTGGAAATATAAGCCTCTACCTTGACAGCATTGTAAGATGCCCCATCAGCGCCAGTGATAACAATAGGCTCATAACTGACAGCTTTTCCAACGGCAATAGGAGCGTGCATCTCTCTAATGTTTCCACCCCAATTTGCAAAAGCTTCCTTGGATGCCTCAAAGTCAACAATATCACCAGCTTTGTCAATATTGTCTGCAGTGGCGATGCCTACTACAATTCGCTGCTCCCGCTTAACCATATCAATTGGGAATGAAATATTAAAATCCGACATTTAATCCTCGTAATTTACAATCATATATCATATTAACAATTACTGCAAATTATCCTAATCCTTCTAATTAACCCAATGCAAAAACTGCTACGGCAGAATTTGCAGTGATTACTTGAATAGTCGTATAATCACCATCAATCTCTACATATTCCGTAGACTCTGCTGGAAGCAATACTGTGTATTGACCATTGAGCTTAATGTCAACATCTGAGGCACCTTTATTGTAGACATACAATTCACTTGTATGTTGACCAATATTTACAGCACCATCTGCTGTCACTAAATTCTTATTTGAATACACCAAAGTACTTTCACTCATTTTACTCTCCTTGATTAAACTTACTGGTTGAATCGTTGTTCACTCCAGAATCCTGATTTTCGCCTCTTTCGGCTTGAGCGCCATCCGCCCTTGGATCACTTGTAGCACTATCACCAGTTGGTGATTTTGCTGGCTCAGACGCTGCGTTGTATGAATTTCCTACAGGTGCGCCAGGACCAGGTTTTCCAGAATCAACTTGTTCTTTTTTAACATTTGTTGGGAATGGAAGAACTTCATCTCCATCAAATCTTTCTGGTAGTCCAATTTGCCCTCTAACTTCGTTAGGCGTGAGTACTTCTGTTCGCAAATAGCGATCATTAATTCTTGACTGAATATCCTCATCCACCAAGTCAATCTTCTTAAGCTTAATCTGCATTAGATCTGTAAACTCAGCTACAATTCTATTTAGTTTCTTTTCAATGATTGCTTGATCTGGACCAATCACTTGCATCTTAAAACTCTTATCTGCATCTCTTGATACAGCCAAGTTTGCATTGTCATAAACACCAACTTTTGGCGCAGGAACTCTGTTTGCTACAAGAATTTCATCTCTGTTTGATTTGCGATACTTATCAAAAGATGCATCTTGCACTCCAGCTTCAAGCTTTTCAAACTTAATATCAGTATTAGTTCCGAGGCTGGCAGGGAGCGGAATTACCAATGTTCCATGATTGCGACCTTTAACTTCATTTCTAAAATAATTAATCAATTCTTGTTTAGATTTATTACTAAGCTTTGCGCCTTTAAGAATAATTGCATAACGAGGTATTGCTTTATTTTCAAAATAATCAATATTATATTCTTTTGCAAATTTATCGCCAATGATTGCTGTTGCTGCAGATACTGCAGATGGTATTCCGTAGTATGTGTTATTTGGTGAATAAATTTTAAAATGAATTAACTCATTAGGTTTTGGATCGTTATTAATTGGGTCTGGTGTTTCTGTATCTTGGAACTGTCTGAAGAAAACTGCTTGGATTTTATTTGTTTTTGCAATTTGCACATATCCATCACGCTTTCTACGCACACGAACAAGAGTTGCAGGGACATGACCAATATACCCAATCTTACCAGCATTATTCCTACCGACTTCAAGATATCCATTCCCTACAGTCAAAACATCTTGCCAAACACGAACCATTGTTTCAATCAATGTTTCTTCAACATTCAAAGCTTCAAATGCTTCATCAAGCCCTTCTTTAATATCTTGATACTGCTGGCGAAGTCTGGTTAGTTTTTCTTCACTACCTTGAGCTTTTTCAATTCTTCTTTTTGCTTTTAATGTTTCTGAAAATTCATAACCAAGACCAACTGTATTCATAACTCTTGCGTTAATAGCTGCGTAATGAATTGCGCTTTGATCATACAATCCAGCCAGCGTGTCTAAGTCGTAAGGAGGATTTACAATGTCGTAAAGTGAATATCCGCTTACAACTTCTGGGTCAACATATTTTGACTTAGTGCCATCTTCTCCTTCGTGTTTCTTTTGAAGACGCATAGCTTTGCGTTTCATTTTTGGAGAAAGGCTGTCAATTTTAACTAGATCAAATGGGTCAAAGGCTTCAACTTTACTTGTAAACCCCATATATGAGATATCATCAATTTCTTGTTCAAGAATAATTGTTTCTTCAACCATCTCTGTTTTATTTTCCATTAGCTCTCCTATTTGAGAAATGATCGTCATACATATCTTCAAATGGATCAGCTACCAATCCATCATTTAGCCTTTCAACTTGATCATCTTTTTCTGATGCTGAAATTTTTCTTGCACCAGCAATCCACTTAACCAAACCGTCTGCATCACCGCTCCAGTAGCGACCAGCTTCCAATACTCTTCTTTCAACATCTAGGTCGTACATAAGTCCTTCTGCGCACAACACACCGCCATCACCATCAGAAAGAGCTTCATCTTTTGATGTAAAATAAACACATACACCGTGCGCTCTTTCTGGAACCCAAATGTTTTTGCTTTTAATCATATTTGACGACATACGGTAAATTATACACCACTTTTGTTAAAAAATGATACACAAATGTTCAGATATCAACGAATTGGGCACGCACCTGTAGCGCAGTCATCCAATTCAATTGATAAATCAGTTGACATTTGTTGCAGGGGTACAGAAAGATTCAGTTTAGATACGGTTTTCTCATACTCCTCTTTTGTAATTTCCTCATAAGGAGGTAATGGAAAGTTATGGTCTACATGCAAAAGGAATGATACAGACTTAACGCTCTTGTCGTAATTCTTCGCTAGCCATTCTTGAATCGCTGGTAACTCTTCTTTACGGTAATAGACGGTTACTGAAACTGCATTATCTGCCCACTCAGTCTGCATCTTCTTAACCCATTCAAGCTGCTCAATAGCAGTCATGTTTGCTGCCAACACAGCTCCATCTGGTGATTTGCATGGGAACTCAACAACATATCGGCTATGATCCTCCCTGCCATCCAACCCCATGTCCCAAGTAACTTTGTAACCACGCTTCCTGCACGCATCAACGAGCGGGTCAACCGAGCTAAAACGAACTCTGCGAATATAATACTGAGCAAAGGCAGGGTGGATACCAGGAGTTACCCCTGGGAGTAGGGACAGTGTTCCAGATGGCTGAACGGTTGTAAGTCTTACTGACGGGTTCCAGCCATGCTCCTCACTGTAGCTCTTATCGTATTCTTTCAAATATTCGTAGGCTGTTTTTAGCCAGCCAATTTGAATCTCTGTGCATTGCAAAATTCCAGTTACTGACTGCCCAAGTCTTCCATTCTTATGCACAACAGTGTTTGTCTTTTCATATGGATACGAAAGTCTTGTAATCTGTTTTTGCACCATATAAAGAAGTCTTGAAATCTCTAAGAGTTGCGCTAGGGACTCAATATTTGGCAAAAAGATTGTTGCAAGATTGCACGATTCACCATCGGCAAGCGCAATCTCTGCACATGGGTTGAATCCTTCAATAGTTGGATCTGGCATCTTCTCGCCCAATCTTCCATGTGTTCTTGCAAGTTTTCTATTCAACAAGCCATATGGCTCGCCAGTTCCGTCATAACCCTTCCAGAACTCTGCAACAATTTCATCATACGAGTCGGCATAGATAGAGTTGTTTGAGTTTGCTCTCCATGCAGGAACATTGCCGCTACCCCAGTTTTTTGCTCTAATAAACAACATGTCATCAGGATCTCCAATTGCAATCTGCGCCGATCTGCGTGATGATCCAGACACAACAATTCTTCCAATAATGTTGCAAATATCAAGAACATCAATTGAACGAAGCTTCTTTCCAACTCTTTGATCCAACACTTTAGAAATATCTGCAATACCATCTACGAGTGCGCCAGAACCAGAAGCTGTCCCCCCAAATGTCTTGAGTGGTGTTCCAAACTCACGAATCAATAAAGTTGAGTATGTAAAAGATTTACCAGTTACAAAGTAAGACTCAAGCACTTTATGGAGCAATTCCCTCCAACCTTGTCTTGAATCAGGAACAATAAA